GGACAAGACATTGAAGGAACAAGTGTAAATGCTATATTGAGTTCGTTTCAAATTGAGGTTACAACCAATACAAGCGACACAGAAGCACAAGAAGTAGCAGATGTTATTGCGGATGTTATGAAATCTATGCGTTATCAAATGATTGGAGAGCCATTCCCGGATAATTCATCATCTGATACGCACAGAAACGTAGCAAGATACCAAAGATTAGTAGGATATAACGATACATTGTAACAAAGAGCAGAAATGCTCTTATTTTTTTATCAAAAATTAGGAGGAAATAAATATGGCAGATATTGCAGGATTATCCACACTTGGAATTAAAGTGTATCAGGCCGAATCAACGGATGGTAATAAGGTTACTGACGGTGCTAGTTATTCACAGTTGACAAGAATCAATTCTATTGGCGAAGTATCAGTAACACCGGAAACAATTGATGCGTCAGCATTGGAAGATTTAGAATCACGTTTTGTAGCAGGAAGAAGCTCTGTAACAGATTCACTTCCAATCACAATCAATGCTACAGACGATACTATTGCAGAATGGAAAGCAATCGCAGGAAAAACAATTTGTGTAATGATTGATATTCCGGATATGACAGATGCTTTCTTTATCATTGTTCAGGTTCCGTCTACATTGCCTATGCCAGCGTTGGGTCAGAACGCATTGCTTACAATGGCAATTAACTGTACTGTAAATAAGTTTATTGGACTTGATGAAAAAGTCACCGTTACAAACTCGGCACAGGCAACCAATTTAGATGATACCGAGGAAGAATAAGTTTAGTAATTAGAGATATGGGGCGGTCTACGGACTGCCCCTTCCCCTTTAATAAGGGAGAGAGGAAGGTAAAAGTATATGTTAGAACTTAAAATTGGAAATAAAGACTATAAAATCGAATTTTCGATTGAAGCATCATTATATAAGGATTGCACAGAGCAAGTAACAACTCTTATGTCAGAAATGTTTAATCCAGACGGAAACAAAAGCATTAAAGATGTTTTAGATACGATGACAAATATTCCGCAGACAACTTTAACAATGTTTTATGCCGGTTTGCTTGAACATCATGGAGAAGACGGGGATGGAACGGTATTAAGTATTTCAGATGCAAAGAAGCTGATTAAAGAGTATATCAAAGAACATAAAGAAGAGGAAAGTGGCAACTTTTTTGGAGTTATGAAAATGTTGATTGAGCAGATGGGTAATGACGGTTTTTTCAAGCAGATTGGTTTGGAACAAGTAGCAGGAGATGTCCAGACCAAAGCTCCGAAAATGCCACAAGACCACAAAAAGAAACAGGCCCAAAAACATACAGAGAACTAATTTACAATGACATTCTTCCGTTTGCTTTGTATATTGGTATGACAAAACAAGAATTTATGAAGTCAAAACCGATTGAATTAAGAGCATACGGAAAAGCATTTGAAATGAAGATGAAAGCAAAGGATGAAGAATTGTGGTTGCAAGGAAGATATAACCTTGAAGCATTGCAAGTAGTATTTTCTCATTTTTGTGCGGGATTATCAAATAAGAAATCCAAAGCGGAATATCCAAAAGAGCCTATTTCATTTATCAAGAAGAACAAGGAACTTACAGAAGAAGAAATACAAGAACAAAGAAAATTGTTTGTCGCTATGTTGCAAACACAAAAAGCAAATTTTGACTTAAATAATAAGAGTGGCAAGGAATAACATCCTGCCACTTTTTATTTTAGATAACAAAATCTAAAGGCTGAAAAGTGTAGAGGTGGCACCAAGTAAGCCTCTTGTTATCTGCATAATGGATGAAAGGTAGGTGAGTACATGGCACAAGTTGATTCATTAGAGATTCAAATATCGGCTTCGTCAAAAGTAGCAGAACAATCTTTGGATAGCCTTGTTGCTACATTGGAAAAATTGAGAAGTCAGTTAGGTTACAGTACGGAAAGTGCAAAGAAATTTGGTAATTCATCAACTTACTTTAACAATCTTAACAATTCTCTTAAATCATCTACAAAACATACACGTAGTTTGGCAAGTATGTTTGGAAAGTTTTATGCGAACTTCTTCTTGGTTGTAAGAGGAATGAAGTCTTTGTGGAGTTCCATAGAAAGCACTGCCGATTATGTAGAAGCGTTTAACTATTATACTGTTTCTTTCGGCAAGGTTGCGAGCAAGTGGGATGAAGATTGGGAAAAATACGGAGATGAAAACGCAAAGAATTATGGAAATGCGTTTGTCAAAGAATTGAACACTACTTTTGAAAAATTGTCCGGTGTTTCTTTCGACCCAAAAACAGGATTGTTATCTTCTACTGGTTTAAAAAATCTTGGTTTGAATTTGCAAGAAGTAACGCAATATGCCGCTCAATTAGGTTCTATGATGGACGCAGTTGGACAAAGCGGACAGACAACACTTGCCACTACTAACGCATTTGTTAAATTGGCAGGAGATATTTCTTCACTTTACAACATTGATTATAGTAGTGCGGCTTCGTCTCTTCGTTCTGTTTTGCAAGGACAAAGTAGAGCCGGTTACAAATTTGGCTGGGATACCACTATGGCATCGTTGCAAGCAACTGCGGACAAATTAGACTTGTCAAAAGCAGTATCCGAGATGTCCCAAATGGAAAAACAACAGCTTCGTATACTTGTAATTCTTGAACAAAGTCGCGTGGCTTGGGGAGATCAATCAAATACGATTAACACATTGGCAAACCAAATTCGAATGTTCAAAAACAACCTTAAAGAAGCTGGAATGATTTTAGGACAGTTGTTTGTTCCGTTGATGCAAAAAATTATTCCTATAGTAAATGGTGTTACTATTGCTATTAAGGATATGCTTAGTAGTTTAGCAACGTTATTTGGTATTAAGATTGAAGATACTGGACAAGGATTCACCGAAATGGAAGATGATTTAACCGGCATTGAAGATGGTTTTGATAGTGCAACAGAAAGTGCTAAGAAGTTTAAGAGTCAGTTGCAAGGATTTGACAAACTAAACGTACTTTCGACATCTACAAGCGGTACTGCTGGTTCGTTAAACAATACCATTGACTTAACACAACAGATACTTGAAGCAACTAAAGAATACGAAAGTGTATGGAATGCTGCTTATGAAAAAATGGAAAATAAAGCACAGCAATGGGCGAAAACTATTGAGAAATCATTTGGCAATGTAAAGAAGTTATTCAAAGATATTTCTGTTGGTGATTGGTTTGCAGTAGGACAAGATGTGTCAAACCTTGTTAGCGGATTGTTCGATTATTTTTCAAAAGCAATAGAAAAGGTTAATTGGAAAAAGTTGGGACAAAATATTGGTAGATTTTTACATGGAGTTGATTGGAAAAAAGTTTTAAGATCAGTCGGAAACTTTTTAACAAAACTCTGGGATGCGGCAGTTGATTTATTTAGTGAAAGTTTTGCGGCGGCACCGTTTGAGACTGCATTATTGACTGCTTTGGGATTATTAACTTTTACTCCATTGGGAACATTTTTAGCAACAAATATAGCCAATAGTTGGACTACGGCAATGGGAACAAAAGCAATAAGTGACACTGTGGCTGCAGGGTTGTCTTCATCATTGGGTAGTGAAGCTGCAAAAAGTGCATTGGTGTTTCAAGCAAACTCTTTGGGAACATTATTTGCAAACACATTTGTTGGTGCATTAGGAATAATTTCCGCTTGGTTTAAGAAAAATGCCGAAGATGAAGAATGGGAATTAAGAGAAAAAGTTGCGGAATATCAGTCACAAGGATATGACAAGTCAACGGCAAGAGATAAAGCAGCGGCAGAATCAGGCAACAAGTATTTTGATAAAGTTGGCTTGTATAGTTATGATGTTGAAACAGCACAAGCAAAGGTTGAATACGAGCAAGGAGAAATGCTTAGAAAATTCCTGAAAAAACTTGGTAGTGGATTTGAAGATATATTTGAAAACATGAAAAGTAATCCATTGTGGTATATGGGCTATGCCACAGGCGGTTTCCCGGAAGATGGATGGTTCAGAGCAAGTCACGGAGAATACTTCGGTAAGTTCGATGACGGAACAAGCGTAATTGCCAACAACAAGCAAATTATTGGTGGCATTGCAAATGGTGTTCGTGACGCAAACGCAGAACAGAATGCACTTTTAAGAGAGCAAAATCAGTTGTTAAGACAGATTTTAGAAAAAGATACGGGAATTAGTTCAAGAGATGTATTTAACGCTGTAAGAAGCGAAAATAAAGCCTATATCAATAGGAATGGCGTAAGTGCATTGGCATAGGAGGAATTATGGCATTTAATGGATATTTAATAAAGATGGGAGCGGATGTATTTCCGCTCTCTTTTGTTTACAAAAATTCATACAGTATAACTCCAAATCGTAGGCAAGACGTTGACCCTACAAGAAATGCGAATGGAGTATTGGAAAGAAATGTATTAGACCATATGCCTAGCACTATTTCATTTCAGACAAAGCCAATGTATAACAACGAACTGAATGAACTTATGACATTTATCCGTAGTCATTATTCGGTAGAGAAAGAAAAGAAGATAGTTTTGGAATATTACTGTCCAGACATTGACGATTACAAGACGGGCGAGTTTTATGTGCCGGACATTTCATTTCCTATTGATATGGTTGATACGGAAAACAAGAGAATACTATACAGAGAATTTCAGTTAGAGTTTATTGAATATTAGGAGGTGTAATATTGCTAAACGTAAGCGAAGAATTAAAGACCTCATATAGAAGTGCTAGTGTTAAAAATCTTGTACTTGAATTTGACGATGGAACTGTTATTGATAACGATGATATCGCACTTGAAGATATGGAATTAGAACAAACCATATCGGATGAAGACATATTACGTTTTGGCGGTATATCGTCAGCTTCTTTCAAAACAAAAGTAAAAGGTACGTTGAAGAAATACAAAGGATTGTGGTTTAACGCATTTGTCCGTTTTGGAGATTACGAAGTGCAACTTGGTAGATTTTGTGTTGATTCAGATGTTGCCACTTCTGACAGAAGATATAGAGATATTGTTGCATACGATGAACTTTATACAGTTATGAACAAAGACGTTGCGGAATGGTACAACGGACTGACTTTCCCTATTACGATTAATGATATGCGTAACAGTTTGTTTGATTACTTGGGTATTGAGCAAATTGAAACTTTTTTGCCAAATGACAGTGTTTCTATTGAAAAAACCATTGATGGAGAAGAGGTAGCCGGTCAAAAAGTATTAAGTGCTATATGCGAGTTAAATGCTTGTTTTGGTGTTATTAACAATGTGGGCAAGTTTAAGTATGTTTTTATTGAGAACGTTGTAAAAAACACACTTTATCCAAGCGAAGATTTGTACCCGAGTGAAGATTTATACCCACAAGATGGATATAAAGCATATTTTAACAAGTCAAATTACAATATTAACACGTTAAAGTACGAGGAATACGATGTAAATGCAATTACAAAAGTAACAATAAGGGAAGATAGTGAGGATGTTGGTGTATCTGTTGGATCTGACGGAAACACATACATAATTGAAGATAATTTCCTTGTTTATGGTGCTACGCAGGAAGTATTGACAACTATTGCTACAAACTTCTTGGCAAATGTTGATTTTATAACTTACACACCTTGTTCTTTTACTTCAAGTGCTAATCCTTGGTTGGAGGTTGGTGACGTTGTTCGTGTAACAGCAACGGACAAGATTTTAACTGTTCCAATTCTTAATAGGGTTTTTAAGGGTATTCAATCGCCCAAGGACACGTTTTCTGCAAGAGGTAGTGAGAATTATTCGGAAACCCTCGGAAGTGGCTCAAATAACGAAATACGACAGTTAAAAAGCAGAACAAACAAACTGACACGAACCATTGATGAAACAAGGTCGGAAATTACAAGAGTTGAAGAAGATGTAAATGGTGAACTTGTAAAAATGCAAAGTTCTATTACTCAAAACGCAGAAGAAATCGAACTTAAAGTTTCAAGGGGAAATGTTTCTAGCCAGTTATCTCTTGAAAGCGGTCAAATAACTATCAACGGAAATCGACTTGTTATTAACGCAAGTAATATAACACTTGACGCAAACGGAAATGTAACAATTACTGGAAAACTTACAACAAAAGAAGGCTCAAGCATAGGTGGATGGACAACGGACAACAATTCTATTTTTAATGGTGCGTGGACCGATGCGGCACCGCCAAATGCTTTTATGTGTACGGGTTCTAATCGTTCCTATTCTATTGGTGGTTCTGCGTCTATAAATAACTGGGTATTTGGTGCAGGTAATTACTTCGGTGTAAATAAAACGGAAGGTTTATTTGCAAATGCTGGAAAAATTGGCGGATGGGAACTTAAAAACGGTTATTTGCAGGGAACTTCAAGTGATGGAAGTTATGTTCGACTGTATCCTAGATACATTCAATGGCAAGGCGCAAACGATACATCTTCAAAGGCAATAAATTGGACAACTTTGTTAGATAAGATAAATTCGTTGTAAAGGAGGAATTATGCAACCATTATATCCAAATAGAATAAATTTTGAAAATTTACCTAGCACAAATACACCGTTAGGAGAATCTACGTTAAATCAGATTGATTATGCCGTATATGGATTAGACCAACGAGTGCTTACATTGTACGGTTACGAAGGTAGAGTACAAGAGAGTGAGCAAAACGCAAAGACAAGCGAAACAAATGCAAAGGTATCTGAAACCAATGCCAAAGCGAGTGAAGAACTTGCTAAAGAGTACATGGAAAATGCTTTTAGCACAACGCCATCTGGTTACGCAGAATTGCTAGAAGATGTTGCGGAAATTAGTGAAACATCAAACGAAGCCTTAACTATTGCAAAAGGTAAAAATAGGTCGCACGTATTTAATACTACCGAGGATATGGAGTCTTGGTTATCCGACGAAAGCAATAAGGGACTTTATCAGCAAGGAGACAATATTTACATTGTTGACCTAAATGTACCGGATTGGTGGATTTCAGAAGTATTGGAAGAAGTTGATAGTGAAACAGGCTACTATTATCGTGTCGCTCAGTTAGAAACTCAAAAAGTAGATTTAACAAACTACTACACGAAAGAAGATACAGACGAGTTATTTGATAATATTGAAATCGACGCAAATAGCGTTGTATACGACAATACCGATAGTGGACTTAACGCAACCAACGTGCAAGGTGCGATTGACGAAATTTTGGACGATATGTCACCTACGGTATTACTAAATTCGTCCGTTACTTTAGACGGTACATCAAAAACACTTGTAGCAAATATTAGCAACTATAAATATTTAGATATTTACTATGAAACCAACGGATATACAGATACAAAAACAATACCAACCGAGGTATTTACGTATCCTTATATATTACACTTTTTTGTATCTGTATCGAGTTATATCATAGCGACTCTTTCTATTTATAATAACGCATTGACGGGCAAATACCTTACGGGTACTGGATTTAGCACCATAACAATCCGTAAAATCGTGGGTAGAAAAGTATAAGAAAGTGAGGAAAAGATATGGGTAAATATGCAAGTAAAGTAGTAGAACAGGCGAAAGCATGGCTTGGCAAAAACGAAAAAGACGGAAGTTTCAAAGAAATTATTGATACTTATAACTCACATAAGCCATTGGCAAGAAATTATCGGTTACAGTATGACGACGAATGGTGTGCGGGTGGTTCGTCAGCAGTAGCAATTAAATTAGGATACACAGATATTATCCCGACAGAGTGCGGTTGCGAGAAGATGATTGAATTGTTTGAGGCAGGCGGTAATTGGATTGAGAACGAAAACAGAGTCCCAACACTCGGAGAATATTGCTTTTATGATTGGCAAGACGATTCGAAGAACTATTCAACAACCGATAATAAGGGTTGGAGTGACCACGTTGGAATTGTAGTAGAAGTAAATGGAAATACATTTAAGGTAGTTGAGTTTAACTATGGTGGAGAGGTTAAAATCCGCACACTTAAAGTAAACGACAGATGTCTTAGAGGTTTTGGTGTGCCCAAATATGATGCCGAACCGAAAAAGGAAAGTGAGGTAAAATACACAATGCAGTCATTAAGAAAAGGTAGTACAGGCGTAGATGTAACAATCTTTGAATCCATTATGAAGAAAATGGGTTATTATACAGGTAAAATCGATGAGTCTTTTGGCCCTTTGTGCGAAAAAGCGTGTAACGATTTTCAAGAGGATTATCCGGAGTGTGGAACGGACGGAAAGCCGGACCGTTCTTGGGGAAAGAAATGTTGGGCAAAAGCATTGTCGCTTTTGAATTAAATAATCAAAAATTAAGGGCGGTTAGCATTATGCTTTCCGCCCGTTTTTTATCTTATTCCCCAACTTCTATCTTCATTCAAATATCCAACAACATATCCGAGTTTATCTTCGATATCTTCTTTTAAAAATTCCTTTTCCGTAAACAATGACATATATTTCCACTTCTTTTGTCCGCTTTCTATAAACATCTTTTTACGAACAATATAATATTCGCCATCGTGACTAATTACACATATTTCACCATCTTGGCCATCTCTATCTACTGCGAGTAATATTATTTCGCCTTTTAAGAAGTATGGTTCATAGTGATCACATGGAATAAGTAAACAATGTGCTATTTTGCTAATTACAGTAGTGTTCAAATGGCTAACGTCTATTTCTGTTGTCACATTAGTAGTCTGCAAATGTCCGTTTCGGCACTCCGGCAACATAACAAGTCGTGGCTCTTTTGATGTTGTTTTTCTATAAAGTTTGTATATATGTCTTATGTAAGAACGTGCTAAATTTACAAAGTGCTGTGGCATTACTCTGCATTTTGAAACACATTCCCGTGTTCCATCTGACATTGTTCTGGCACCGACCAATTCATCAATCGTTATCCCAAGTGCTTTTGACAATTTAATTGCTGTTGACAAATTACAATCTTTTCCATTACTACTCATTAAGGTTTTGAGCGTAGAGAAACTAATTCCTGCTTCTTCTGCAAGGCTAGAATAAGTAATTTCCTTTTCTGCGAGAAATGTGTCTAAATTCTTGCGAAATGACCTCATGAAGTCATCTGTATTATCGCAAACCGATAAATTTAAAGAAATTTCCCATATTTTTTCCTTTTTCAAAATCTTTCCTCCCATATTTCTTTAGTATAAAATAAAGAAGTCTTAAAAATACTTTAAGACATCTTCGAGTTCTGGCAAGGAGAGTGATTTGCCTGGGCGGTGACACTCTCCAAACCTTTATAAAAGTTTACTAAAATTTTGGGTTGGTGTCAAATGAAAAACATAAAAGAGATAAAAGGTTTAATCCACCTTGAAAAATACGATTTTATAAAATACATAATAGACTTCTTAATAGAAAATCTTGACAAAAGAACATCTGTTCGATATAATTGCAATATCGCTACTTTAGAAAGTGCATTTGGAGGGTTTTTACAATGGAAGAGAACGATAGCGTTCGGAAAGATATTATAAAATTAATTGAAAATGTCGAAAAAATAGAAGTGCTTGAATATATTTACTGGTTTTTGAAAGAAAAATTAAAGGTAGGGAGTTGAATCCCTACCTTTTTATTGCTCAATTTCTATTGTAAATTTATAAATTGCTTTATTATCAAAACTAATCCAAGGGTATATTTCAATTTCAACACACTCGGAACTGTCTGATAGTTCAAAGGTTTCTGCTACTGTAATAGTTGTCCCCGGTTGAATTTCTTTGCTAGAATTTTTCTCTTCGTCACAATCATATATATAATTACTATCTAATCCGACACCATTTTGAAAAGCATATACATTAAATGTATAAATGAAAGATGCGTTTTCGGTGGAATTGTTTGTCATTTCAAAATACAAAAACAATTCGTTATCAGGAGAAATTTCGCATTTTATAAATTCTACATATATATCTTCGTATTCAAAACATACTTTATCACTCTGTTCTTGCTCTATTTGACCTGCATTAACGGTAGGCTCTTCATCGTTGCGATTTGGTTCTTCGTATTGATATATGC